CTGAAGCTCACCGACGAGGATCGGGAAGCGCTGGAACAGCGCACCTCGGACTGGCTGAGTCGCAGAAGTGCGGCCAAGGCAGCCGGTGTCTTCGTGCCCGAAGCGCCGGACCCCGTGCGATTCCTGAGGCATCGGCGCTGGGAAGACGAGTTCGACACGCCCTCCGAAACTGTCACGCCTCGGCCTGACCTCATTCGCGATTCCTACAAAGCGCAATTCGCCGCGGAAGGGAAGCTATGAGCGCCCCGAGATCATTCCACATTCCAGTCAACGACCAGGCCGAGGTTGCGGTGCTTGGGGCGTGTCTTGCCGACGCTTCGTGCTACTGGCGGGCCTCGCAGATCGTCACCCCGCAGGATTTCTACCCCGAGACGCACCAAGTGATCTTTCAGGCGATGGCATCGCTGTCGAGGGACAACACGCCTATCGACCTGGTGACCATCGTGGACAGACTCAACGGGCAGGGTCAGGTGGATAACGCCGGGGGGAACGCCTATGTCGCTGCCCTCGCGGACGGGCTTCAAGACACGGCCAACGTCGAGCACTACGCGCGGATCGTCAAGGACATGGCGCTCAAGCGGGCGGTCCTCAGGTTGGGGATGGATCTTCAGTCTCTAGCCGGGGGAGCGAGCGGTACCGGGGTTGAGGCATTGGAGCAGGCACATGCCGGCCTGTTGAGGATCGGGCAGTCGGCAGCCGCCGACGCTGTGAAACTCGACGTGCTCCTCAAGCGCGAGGGCGAGGCACTTGAGCGGGAGTACGAGGAAAAGGTCCCACCCTTCAACATCGGCATCTCTGACCTCGACAGGTTGCTCCACGGTTATCACTGCGGGGAACTGACGGTGATCGCGGCCGAGAGCGGCGTGGGGAAGACGGCCCTGGCCCTCACTCTCGGAGCCAAGGCTGCGGCCAGCGGGCGCAAGGTGCTCGTGTTCTCGGAGGAGATGACCTCGCGGGCGCTGGTGAGGAGGCTGCTGTCAACCGAGTCGAAGGTGCATAACTACCGGCTCCAAAGCTCGAGGATCGGACAGGCGGACTTCCGAGAGGTGGTCGCGGCCATAGACCGAATGAGTGGTTACCCGCTCTGGTTTTACGAGGGCATCGGCACCACCACGGCAAAGATCAGGTCCGCCTCGCGGGCGTTGCAGATGAGGCACGGCCTGGATCTGGTCGTCGTAGACTACCTCCAGATCATCGGCTCGGGAACGAAGCAGGAGAACCGCACGCAAGAGGTCACCGCGGTTGCCCGGGATCTCAAGTCCATCGCCAAAGACCTGAACGTGCCGCTGCTGACGGCCAGCCAGGTCACGGCCGATGGCGACGTGCGGGAGTCGCGGGCGATCAGGCACTTCGCGGACGTACTCCTGCGAATGACGACGCAAGACAACAACGACGGGGACGTACGGACGGTCACGATCGAGGTCGTGAAGCAGCGCAACGGTCCACAGGGCAAAGGCGTGGACTGCAAGCTGATCTTCTTGCCGGCGTTTGTCGAGTACCGGGACTACAGACTGCCGAAGCCTGGGGAGAGGATCCAATGAACGAGTCTGATTTCGTGCCGTGTCCAAAGTGTAAGAACGTTTTCGAGGGAGCGAAAAAGCTGCTCCGTCAAAAGACGCTGTTGATCGGCAAACTGGAGGTGCCCATGAGCCGGGAACTTGGGGAACTCTACGACCTGCGCATCGACCACCTTGCGGCCTGTGAAGTCTGCTCGCCCGAAGCGTGGATCGAAGGCGGCGAGCTGTGCGACGAGGGCGAGGCGATTCGGAGGCGCATCGAGGGAGCGCTGTCGCAGGAGCAGGAGAAACGGAAGGCACAACTATGGCCTACGCAGGGTTGAAGTCGCTCACTCGGCACCGGGCGGGCCAGAGGCTCACGCAGAGGCAAGCCATCCTCGCCAAGTGCGGTGACTTCATGGGCGGCTATGCGGACGGGCGCCAGCCAACGCAGAAATCCTACTCCGGCAACGTCGCCGCAGCAACGGAAATCCCCAGAAGTGCTACGGCTACCATTCACTCAGCCAAGGCAGTACAATGTGTCGCGGGCCCTGAACCGGGAGCAAAGCCGTGAATGCGAGAATCTGGATCCTCGTGCAGAAGGCAGGGTTGCCCCCTGGGCACGTCCTGCTCGAAGACGCGGGTGCGCTTGTGCAGGGCCTTCACGATGCTCTCGCCCGTCTGATTCAGCGTCAACTCGGTTTCTCTGGGCGGACCCGCCTGCACGACGACGCGAAGCGGCTCACAACTGTGGCAATCACCGACGTGTCTGCGGGCAGCGGAGTGCTGGAGTGTGTTGTGCTTCCTGTGCCACCCATTACGGGTCGGTCACCAGCCGCCGTGGCGGCGTTCGATCTGATCAACGGCATTCGCTCCTTCAGCAGCGCAGCGCCGTGGCCGGCATACCTTCCGGGGATCGTGCGCAACCGAATCGGCGCTGCCGTTGCGCCTGTTTTGACCGAAACCGCAAGCGTTGGCCTGACAGTTGAAGAGGACGGGGTCGCTGCAAGTTGTACCATCACCGAGCCGTTACGCGCAGCCCTCCAAGAACCTGAGCGCTTCCAAGGAGGCGAGTCGGTCGAGATCGTGGGGAGGATCTTCGACATCAACATTCAGTCGAAGGTGTTCAAGATGGAGGCGGCACCAAGGAAAGTCGCCGTGCACTTTCGCGACGACCAATTTGGCAGGGCGGATGAGTTGCGCTGGAAGCGCGTTTTCGTGAAAGGCTACCCCAAAGACGAACAGTGCAAGAGCGTTGAGAACGTGGAGGAACTGAGGACCGCAGGCCCCGATGAGGAGGACGGAGTGAGTGTGCCAACGGAATCTCACCGCGGCGAACGCACCGAGGCGTATATCAGCGCTTCAGGGCGAGCAGCCTCGATGCGTGGACTGGGTGCAGGTTGGGATACATACGGTGCAGTTGCCCCTCCCGAGCGGGTGGTTAACTGGTCCCTCCATTTTCTTGGCGATGCTGCAGGGGTTCTCGTTGATTATGGGATTGAACCGCCAATCCCCTTCGTGGTCCCAACGCCCGCCGGCGGCATCCAGTTTGAATGGTCCCGAGAGGGCCGCGAACTCGAGTTGGAGGTCGCTCAACCAGAGAACTTCCGGTTTCTGGCGGTGCATGGCGAACAGGAACGCGAGGGCACGGCCACGCGCTGGGAAGCCATGCGTCTAATCCGCTGGCTGGCAACTGGAGAGCAGGTGTGACCGACGAGCCGGATGCGCCGTTCGATCACAGCGCGATTCCGAACGAAGTTGCCGACGACGAGGGTCTGCACCGACGCATACACCCAACGTTTCTCCGCCCTGATGGATCGGTCTCGTCCCAAGCGTTCCGGGACGAAAGGATGTCGGTTGATCGCGCGAAATTCCGGCCGGTCAGGGACACTTTGGAGGGCTATGACGGTTATGGGCTGGCTAGGCTGCTGACCGTAGTTGCGCGCAGATTTCAGCAGGAGGTTGCGGCAGACAAGCAACTCCTAAATCCAGCTCACGCGCTGGTCAAAGGGCAAAAGACGAAGGGCATTGCGCGCAAGCTAGCCAGGAAGGCATTCTGGATTGTGCCCTTGAGCGCGACCGCCGCTGCGCCGAACTGACCAGACCTAACTACCGCTCGGACGGGTGAATAAGCGGCTATTGCCAAAGAGGGTTATCCCCCGGCGACGCTCGTGTGCCGCTCCACTCCCAGGGTTGGGCGCAACAGCCTCTGCCTTTGCGGCGCGCTAAGGCGGTCGCCAGCCGTCGCTTTGAGCTATCGCCATCGCCAGAAAGAAGAGCACCAGGTAGCCCCCGGCCATCCACGTAAGGCGAAGTAGACAGCCGGTAATCGTGTCCTGCTTGCTCGGGGTTGCGGTCGTGGGTGCCGTCATGGTTGACCTCCATCGGCTTCGCGGCCGGAAGCACCGAGGAGGTAGCGCCGGCCAGCGTGGGTGGCGGAGTTCGTCACCCTGATCTCGCCGGATGGCGGCCCGACCACCCGAGGTCAACCTGCGGCGGGCATGCGCCCGCCACACCCTTTGAGTTGTGCTCACCCGTCGCCGGGTTTTTACCGGGCTCAGCCCGGATCACGACGGGAAAGACTAACGCTTCACGAACGAAACGCAAGACGGAGACCCTATGGACGAAGCACAGAAGCGGTATGTGGAGAGATCAGCGAAAAAGTACCGGGCGACCTTCTACATGCCGTGCGCCCGTTCGTCGAACGGCCAAAGAAGCGGACGCTCACACCGGAGCAGATCGCTGTCTGCACGGCGCGGTTCGCAAAAGCGCGGGCGAAGCCGAAGGTTGCGAATCCGATCGAGGATGCCACCGGGGGACGGGGTGCTGTGGCGCTGGGACACGGAAACTGACCAGGGAAAATTGGCGAGGCCGGGGGGGTCGCCACTACACCCCTACCCGGACCCGGTCAATCCCGTGGAGCCTATCCCTGGGGCACGCGGGCCGGTTTGCCTCAAGTTCAGGCGCAGGGGTGTCGGGGCTCCCAGCACCAACGGGGGCCGCCGGCGAACAGCTGGAGAATTGGAGATCAACATGAACAGAAAGAAAGGCCGCGCGGCGGTCCCGGGCGGGACAGCGGAAGCGGCTGGAATCAGTGATCAAGAAGAGCGATTCGCGCAGGAATATGCATCCAATGGCGGCCTAGCGCAACAGGCTGCGCTTGCAGCAGGATACGCTAAGTCAACAGCGTCCAAGTGTACTCAACGCCTGGTAGGTAATTGTAGGGCGCGTATTCGCGAACTCCAAGCGGAGACAGCGCAGCGTCTCGGCGTCACTCGTGAGCGTGTCATCGAGGAAGTGGCCGCAATCGCTTTCTCGCGGCTCGAGCACGTCCTTGACCTGAGCCCCACTGGCGTCACGCCGCGCGGATGGGAAGACATGCCACCAGCGGAGCGAGCGGCTGTCGCTGAAGCCTCACAGACCGTCACCGAGAGCGGCGGCACGATTCGCGTCAAGATGCACGACAAGCTCGGCGCCCTCGACAAGCTCGCGCGGACCCTCGGGCTGTACGACGACAAGCTGACCGTAACAACCCCCTGGAGTAAGGAGCTTGCCTCGATGACGGCCGAGGAGCTCCGGGCGCGGGCCGATGCCCTTCGAGCGGCAAGGGACGGGAATGACCCTCCGGCGCGGCTTTGTTGAGCTTACAACCCCGTGGGACGCGCAACTCGCCGCGATGACCGAGGACGGGCGGGGAGCAGCGACGCACGCCCTGGCGTGAGTCGTGATCGTGGGAGCGGCAGTGTTCTTCTACGCGACCTTTGAAGTACCTAATCGAGGAGGTATAGCGTGGGCAAATTTCGCAGCGGGATAGGAATCATAGACAGTCTTATGGACGGTGGCAGGGTGACGTTGGGGATGCTGCCCGGCAACGACTCGCACCCGGCCACCCGCGAGGCGCTCGGAATCCGCAACAACGACAATGATCTCCTGGGCAGGTATCAGACGCCATTGGAATACGTGCCGCGAGGAGCGCTGGACGATTTCAGCAAGTACGAGTTGGTGTTCGATGCCGGGCGTCCCGACGGGTGGACCGAGGCGCACACCGCGCTGGCTGTCCGGCAGTTCCGCGACGACATAGAACCGCGCATCCGGTCCGGCCACTTGGAGCAGAAGGGCCACCTTGACCTCAGCACCGCGACCTCGATCCCCGAGGGCATGACGCTGAGGGCCGGGGGCGGCATGATCCTCGATGGCCTGACCTCGATCCCCGAGGGCGTGACGTTGAGCGCCTGGGGCGACCTCTACCTCC